CCGCGAAGCTCATGGTCTTCAAGCTCGTTCAGGCCGCCGCAAAGACATGGCGCCGCCTGAAGGGCGCGAAGCAGTTGCCAATGGTCATCGAAGGTGTCAGATTCACCAACGGTGTCGCCGTAAACGGTACCGAAAACCGCGCCGCCTGATCAGGCCGTATCACCCAAAATCCCGCATAGCTCGATGACGGCGCCACGCACGGCTATCAGATTGATCTGGAAGGGGATCTTGCCGGGATCCTGGCGCTTGCGGCTGGCGCGAAGGCGCAGGATGCGCAGAGGCAATTAAAGCTGGTTGCGGGGGCAGGATTTGAACCTGCGACCTTCAGGTTATGAGCCAGATTCACCACAACATCTAGAGCCTTGATTGTTGACGCGTTTTCCGGCGTAATCTCCTAGAGTACTGTTTTTTCGAAGCTATCCGGCGCGACCGCCTGTTACTCGCCGCCAGCCAACGACAAAAACAGCCACAAGACGTGTTGACACAGTGTTGACATGAGGGAGCGCCGAGATGCCGGAGAAACTGACCGAAGCCGCCGCCCGGAAAGCCCTGCCGCCGGTGCGCGGGCAGAGCATGCTGTGGGACGCGGAGGTGAAGGGGTTCGCCCTGCGGGTGACGCCGGGCGGGGCCAAGTCCTTCGTCCTGGACTATCGCGCCGAGGGACGGCAGCGCCGGATCACCATCGGCGCCTGGCCGGACTGGACGGTGGCCGCCGCGCGCCAGACCGCCAAGGACATGAAGCGCGAGGTCGATCTCGGCCACGACCCGATGGGCGAGCGGCAGGCGCAGCGCGAGGCGCCGACGGTGCAGGAGATGTGGGAGCGCTACGCCCGCGAGCACCTGCCCAAGAAGGCCGAGCGCAGTCAGGCCGACGAGCGCATGATGTGGGAGAAGATCATCCTGCCGCGCTTCGGAAAGATGAAGGTCGCGCAGATCACGCATGACGATGTCGATGCGCTCCACCGCGACATCACCGAGATCCGCGGCACGCCCGTCCGCGCCAACCGCACCGTCGAGGTGCTGCGCAAGGCGTTCAACCTTGCGATCCGCTGGAAATGGCGCGACGACAATCCCGCCTCGGGCGTGCGCCGCAATCAGGAGGAAAAGCGGAACCGATATCTGAACCGGACCGAGATCGCGGCGCTGGCGCAGGCGCTGAACGACCATTCGGAGCCCATGTCCGCGAACGCGATCAAGCTGCTGATGTTGACCGGCGCGCGGCGCGGCGAGGTGCTCGGCGCGACATGGGAGATGTTCGACCTCGAGAACGGCGTCTGGACCAAGCCCTCCGCGCACACCAAGCAGCGCAAGCTGCACCGCGTCCCGCTCTCTGGCCCGGCCGTGCAGCTGCTGGTCGAGATGAAGGCCGCCGCCAAGGCGAGGGCCGAGGCCGAGGGCGTCCCGCCCAGCCCCTACGTTTTCCCCGGCCCGACCGGCAAGCCGCTCACCGAGATCAAGCGGACATGGGTCTCGGTCTGCCGCCGGGCGGGGCTCGGCACGGAGGTGCCGGTGCTGGACGCGAAGGGCAAGCCGGTCCTCGACCGCAAGGGCGAGCCCAAGACCGAGTTCAAGCCGAATGTCCGGATCCACGACATCCGCCATTCCTTCGCCAGCATCCTCGTGTCGGCGGGCGCGTCGCTGCCCTTGATCGGCCAGATGCTCGGCCATACGCAGGTCCAGACCACCCAGCGATACGCCCATCTGTTCGACGATCCGCTGCGCAAGGCCGCAGAGACGGTGGGCGCCTTCGTGTTGCAGCCCCCTGCGGAACAAATCATAAACAACGAAAACGCGGAGGCCGACGATGCCCGTTCTTGACTATGGACACCTGCTGGCGCCCGGCGGCCTCTACCGTGCGCAGATCGCCGTTCGCACCGTCATGGCGTGGCCGGATCAAGAGGACGAGCAGGCGCGCCGCGAATACGTCGCTACCGTCATGTCGATGCACCTCGCCGACCTGAAGGCCAAGCGCGATGCGCTTCCCGATCCGCTGGCGGCCGAGGGATGGGAGGAAACCATCCTGGCCATAGAGCAGCATGAGGCGTGGATGGCATCGCAAGACGAGGTGGAGGAGTGGTTCGATGAGGCCGGAGGCCATGCGACCGTCAGCATGGCGCCCGGTTTCCGGTTCTTCGAGACGGACATGGAAAAACGGGTCGGCGCGTGGTTCGCAGCCGGTCTTATCCTCGCGCTCGTACGGCGGATGGCGGCTCACCACTCCGATCTGCCGGGCGGGGCCAGCGTCAACAAGGCCGTGTTCATCCTCGAACGTGTGAAGCTGCCCAACGTGCCGCGCAACAGCCACGACCTGCGCAAGGCATGGAAGACCTACAAACCCGTCGCCCATTTCTGCGCCGTGCTGTTCGACTGGTTCACCATCGCCATGCTGCACAACGACACGCCCGAGGAGGTCGGGCGCGCGATGGAGGAGGAGCTCAACGAGAGCTTCATGATGTTCCTGTCGCAGGCGGAAGCCTACCTCGAGTTCGGCTTGTACTATCAGCCGCCCCGCACCAAGGGGCAGACTCTGCTGGATCCGAAGGAAACGTGGATCCTGCCGCAGTACCGGCCATGGCCCGAGGCGATGAGCACGCCGCAGCCCCTCACGGGCGATCTCCTTGCGGCCGCGCTGGAATACAAGGCGCCGATCCCCAGCGTCTGACTACTGAGCCGATCCGGCTCACTAGATAACGGTCCCCCCTCACCAATAACGGACCATCGAGAACGTCGGCATCTCTCGGGCATCGGCGGCGCGTTGCGTCGCCTGGCACGAAGGAGACGCCGATGACCCAACCCCTTGCACCCGGAGGCGCCGAGAGGGCCGCCACCGTCGCCCCGCCCACAGATTTCCTCGACGGTTTCATCTCGGAGGAGGAATACGCCGCCCGCCGCGGGGTCAGCTTGCGCACCTGTCAGCGCGACCGCCAGCTGCGCCAGTCCCCGCCCTTCGTCGTGATCGGCCGGCGCGTCTACTACCGCATCGAGGCTGTCCGCGACTGGCTACTCGCCCGCGAACAGGCCGCCGATCGCAAGCCGAGCGCCCCGCGCGCCGGGAGGGGCCGATGACCGCACCCGCCACGCTCGCGCCCGACATGATGGTGGGCGCTGCCGAGATTGCCCGCTTCCTCTTCGCCTCGGACGAGTTCCGGTTCCAGCGCCGCGTCTACTACCTCTGCACGCGCTCGAAGCGCCCGCTGCCGCATTTCCGGCTGGGCCACCGCATCGCCACGCGCCGCTCCACGCTGATGGACTGGATCGCCCGGCAAGAGGGCTTCGCCAATGCCTGACACTCCCATCCAGTTCACCGGCTCGATCCTCGAACAGCTGGAAACCAAGGTCGCTGCGGAGGCCGCGCACCTGCTGCCCATCGTCCACGCGATCCGGGATCACGGTGTCGGCTTCCTGGTGATCCCCCAGCGCGCGACCGGGCTCCACCGCGGCATCAAGCTGCTGCAGCGGCCGTTCATCGTCATGGTGGGCGACGACACCGACTGTGCGCTCGGCCCCGATCAGTACGACAGCAAGGCGCTCGACCGGCTGATCGGTATGGCGGATGGCGTCGCGATCATCTCCTGCGCCCCGCCGCCCGAGGCCTATTCGAGCATGGCGCTCATGGCCATGGCGCAGCGCAACGGGCTGATCATCGAGACCCGGCCCGAGCAGGAGATCGCCTGGACCAACCGCGTGCAGGCGGTCTGCCCCGAAATGCCGATCCTGCTCTGCACCGTGAAAGGGCCGCGGCAATGACGGTGCAGGAACAGCCTCTCGACTTCAACGGCACGCCACCCGGCAACCGCGCCCGTGCCGCCACCCGCATGTCCGTCGCCCAGCTGGCCGACATGCTGGAGGACCGCATCGCGGACCTGGCGCGCGAGTTGCTGGGCGAGCCGAACCGGGAGCTTTCCAGCGCGCAGACATTGCGCTTCGGCACCAAGGGCAGCGTCGCCGTGGAAATCGACGGCGCGAACAAGGGCCGCTGGTACGACCACGAGCACGGCACCGGGGGCGCGGCGCTGGAACTGATCGGCTATCGCCTCGGGCTGGACGACAAGGCCGCGTGGGACTGGGCGCGGTCCTGGCTGGGCGAACCCAACGCCGGTCCGTCCTGGACGGCAACGCCGCCCGCGGCGCCCGCGCTTTCCACCTCGGGCCCGGCCAGGCCGAAGGAGCCGACGCCTGAGGAACGCGCCGCGAAGGTGGCCGAGATCGTGCGCCGCACCGAGACGCTCGTCTCGACGCCGGTGCTCGCCTACCTGCGCCATCGCGGTATCACCGCCACGCCGCCTGACTGCATCCGCTATCGCCAGTATGCCTTCGGCAAGTTCGGCGCCATGGTCGCGCTCGCCACCGACGAGGCGGGCGAGGTGCTGGCGATCCAGCAGGTCTATCTGACGGCCGAGGGGCGGAAGGCCCCGGTCAAGGTGGTCAAGCGCACCAACAAGGCCGTCGATGGCTGGGCCGCGAAGGCCGCCGTGCGTCTCCCCGGTCGGGAACCGCTGATCCTCTGCGAGGGCGTAGAGACCGCGCTCTCGGTCTGGCAGGCGACCGGACAGGAGACCTGGGCCTGCCTCGGCATCTCGAACATCGGCCGCGCGCCGGTGCCCGCGAACGCCACGGTGATTGTCGCCCGCGACGGCGACCTGCCCGGCAGCAAGGCCGAGGGCCAGATGGCCCGCGCCGCGAGCCAGCTCGCGCACCGAGGCATGACTGTGCTGATCGCCACCCCGCCCGAGGAGCAGGACTTCAACGATGTGCTGGTCCGCGAGGGCGAGGCGGCTGTGCGCAACCGCATCGCCGCAGCGGAACCGTTCCGCGCCGAGGAGGCCGACACCGGTCGCAAGCGGCTTTTCATCGGCTCGGACGTGGAAATCGCGAAACGGGTCCGCGAGGATCTGACCGAACGCCATGGTCGCATCGTCCATGCCGATGGCGAATTCTGGCGCTATGGCGGCACCCATTGGGAGGCGATCCCCGACCACGAACTGCGCCTGCCGGTCCATGCCTATGACGGCGCCGGGTTCGAGACCCCCGCAGGAGAGCCCTCGAACGTCAAGCTGACCAAGACCCGCGTCAACTCGGTCCTGAACGAATGCGCCGCGCTGTGCGCCGAGCCGGGATATTTCGACGCCCCGCCCGCGGGCATCAACTGCGGCTCGGGCTTCATCCGCTTCGACGCGCAGGGGACGCCGCACCTCGAAACCCATCACCGCCAGCATCGCTGCCGCCACACGCTGCCCGGGCATTGGCAGCCCGGCGCCTCGGGCACGCCGCCCGCGGGCTCGCTGCTTGCACGGCTGCTCGCCGGCAGCTTCAAGGGCGACCCGGACGCCGAGGCGAAATGCGCGCTGCTCGCGGAGGTCTGCGGCGCGGCGGCGCTCGGCTACGCCACCCGGCTGATGCAGCCGCGCGCGGTGGTGCTGCACGGCAAGACCGCCGAGAACGGCAAGAGCCAGGTCCTCGAACTGGCCCGCGGCCTCCTGCCCGAAAGCGCGATCTGCTCAGTCCCAGCCTCGAAGATGGGCGACGAGCGGCATGTCATCGGGCTCGTGGGCAAACTGCTCAACGCCTCCGACGAGCTCTCGGCCGAGGCCATCGCATCCGACACATTCAAGTCGGTCGTCACCGGCGATCCCATCGAGGGGCGCGACGTCTACAAGAGCCGGGTAGAGTTCCGCTCCGTGGCGCAGAACCTCTTCGCCGCGAACCAGCTGCCGAGCTTCAAGGGCGGGGTGGACCGGGGCGTGCAGCGCCGCCTGCTCCTGATCACCTTCACGCGGACGATCCCTCTGGAGGAGCGCGTCGAGGACATCGGCAAGCGCATCGCGGCCGAGGAACCGGACCTGCTGTTGGCATGGGCGGTGGAGGGCGCCTCGCGGCTGATCCGCCAGCGCAACTACGCCATCCCGCAGAGCTGCCACGAGGAACTCCTCGAATGGGTGCTGAGCGAGGATCCCGTCGCCGCCTGGGTGGACGCCTGCGTGAAGGTCGTGCCCATCGTGAACGGCGGGCCCACCATAGCCACGCGCGACGCCCATCTCCGCTTCCAGAACTGGGCGCTGGCCGAAGGCTACAAGCCCGAGAAGCTGCCCGCCATCAACGGCTTCGTCCAGCGCGTGCAGGCCCGGGTCGCCGGGATCCAGCACAAGCGGACGAGCTCCGGGCGGTTCTTCGTCGGCCTTACGGTGACGCAATGGTGACGCAAGAATGACGGACTTTGACGCGCAACCCATTGAGAGTGTTGAGATGACGCACTTGGCTTCAACCTTTTTGATAAGGGGGAAATCCCTCTCCCCCTCCATCATTCCATTCCCCCCTATTCAAAAGGATGCTGGGCGAGGTGCGTCATCTCAACACTTTCAGGGACTTGCGCCGGAAACCCCGTCATTCCTGCGTCACCACTGCGTCATTCGAGGCGCCGAGCGCGCCCACTCGAGGCGCGGTCAAGGCGGAAGGATCGGGAAAGCGGCGGTTCCTCCTGCGCCGATCCGTATGTGGGGACGCGCAGCGCATTGGCCCGCCAGCGTCAGGGGGCGCAAATGACTAAACTCGACAGCCATGAGACCAAGACCGCCTTCGCCGCCCGTGTCGGCCTGACCAAGGGCCGCATCTCGCAGCTGGTCGCCGAGGGTCTGCCCGTGCGCGCGGACGGGCGGATCGACGTGGCGGTGGGGCTCGCCTGGATCGAGAACAACCTCGACCCCGCCCGGCGCAACAGGGGCGGTGCCGCCGTCCCCACCCGCGCCGCCACCACGCTGGCCGAGGCCAAGCGGCTGCATGAGATCGTGAAGGTCCAGCGCGCCAAGCTGGCGTTCGAGCGCGAGCAGGGCCAGCTGGTCGAGACCGCCGCCGCCACCAGGACCGTGTTCGCGCGTGCCCGTGCCGAACGCGACGCGCACATGGCTTGGGTCCAGCGCACCGCACCCCTGCTGGCCGCCGAGGTCGGCGCCGATCCCCGCGCCACCTTCGCCGCGCTGGACCGGATGATGCGCGAGCACCTGGAACACCTGGCCGACCTGCCGCTGGGGAGCTTTGGCGATGGTGCCTGACATCGACCTCGCCTGGCGGCGCGGCATCCGGCCCGAACCGCCGATCCCGGTCTCGGACTGGGCCGACCGGCACCGCATCCTGCCGCCGACGTCGGCCGAGCCGGGCCGCTGGCGCACCGACCGCACGCCCTACCTGCGCACCGTGATGGACGCGCTGTCCACAGCCAGCCCCTGGGAGCGCGTCGTGCTGATGAAGGGCGCGCAGACCGGCGGTTCGGAGGCGGGGCTGAACTGGCTCGGCTACATCATCCAGAACGCGCCAGGCATCGCGATGCTGGTGATGCCCTCGCTCGACATGGTGCGCCGGAACACGACCGTGCGCATCGACCCGCTGATCGAGGCGACGCCCGCGCTGCGCGAGCTGGTCGCCGCGCCCCGCTCCCGCGACGCCGGGAACAGCCTGTTCCGCAAATCCTTCCCCGGTGGCCAGCTGGTGATGACCGGGGCCAATTCCGCCGTGGGCCTGCGCTCCACGCCCGTCCGCTACCTGTTCCTCGACGAGGTGGATGGCTATCCCGGCGACGCCGATGGCGAAGGCGATCCCGTCGATCTGGCGATCCAGCGCACCGCCACCTTCCGCGGACGGCGCAAGATCTACATGGTGTCCACGCCCACGCTGAAGGGCCATTCCCGCATCGAGGCCGCCTTCGAGCACAGCGATCGGCGCTTCTACCACGTCCCCTGCCTGCATTGCGGCGACATGGCGCCGATCACCTGGGCGCGCATCCGCTGGCCAGAGGGGCGGCGCGACCAGGCGCATCTCGTCTGTGAGGCCTGCGGCGGCATCCACCACGAGCACGAGAAGCCGCGCCTGCTCGCCGCCGGGGAATGGCGTGCGACGGCCGAGGGCGATGGCCGCACCGCGGGCTTCCACCTCTCCGCGCTCTATTCGCCGTGGGAGACCTGGGCCGAGATCGCCGCCGAGCACGGACGCGTGCGGAAGGACCCGCCGCGCCTGCAGGTCTGGGTCAACACCAAGCTGGGCGAGTCCTGGGAGGACCAGGCGGGCGACACCGTTCCGGCCGACCCGCTCATGGCCCGGCGCGAGGACTGGGGCGAGGCGCTGCCCGCTGCCGTCGCCGTGCTGACCGCGGGTGTTGACGTGCAGGGCGACCGGATCGAGGTGCAGATCCTCGGCTGGGGCCGCGACGAGGAGGCGTGGGTGATCGACTACCGCGTGCTCTGGGGCGACCCGTCCGGGCCGCGCCTCTGGTCGGATCTCGACATGGTGCTGCAGGCGACCTTCCTGCATCCCGCCGGGCTCGAACTCCCTGTGCGCGCCGCCGCCATCGACACCGGCGGCCACCACACCAAGATGGCCTACGAGTACTGCCGCACCCGCCTCGCCCGGCGCATCTGGGCGATCAAGGGCCGCGGCGGGCCCGGAATCCCGGTCTGGCCGCGCCGCCCGACGCGCACGAACAAGGGCAAGATCCCGCTCTTCATCGTCGGCGTGGACGCGGTGAAGGACGCGGTCTACGCCCGCCTGCGCCTCACCGAGCCGGGCCCCGGCGCGATCCACTTCCCGCGCCGTCTCGACGCCGACTATTTCCGACAGCTCACCGCCGAACGCGTCGTCACCCGCTTCGAGCGCGGACGCCCCATCCGCTCCTGGCAGCCCAAGCGCGACGGCGAGCGCAACGAGGCGCTCGACACCTTCGTCTACGCCCACGCCGCCCTGCATGGGCTGATCAGCATGGGGCTGAGGCTGAACGATGAGGTCGACGGGGTGGCCGAGCCAAAGCGGGAAGGCTTGGACCAAGCCACCAAAGGGGGCATCATTCGCTCGACGTGGCTGAATTCCTCAGGTAGCACTTTATCTTGAAGGGCATTAGCCCGCGCCACCAACATGAAGTGTCCACGAGCAGAAGTATATTCCCGCTGGCATGCCAATAGTTGACCACCTTCTGCGCTACGCACAGCGCATTCGTGATCTGCGCCGCGCGCACGCCGCAGTGCAGGAGCCCGCTCTTGCGCCGGCATTCCAGGAATTGCTTGACAATACGCTGGCCGAGATGCCGGTCGGCGCGCGGCTCACTGTTGTCCCGGAGTTCGTCAACCCAGGAGTAGGGCGGCCGGATATCGCGCTCGTGCGTGCGGGCGCACCTGCACGGGCCTTTGTCGAACTCAAGGCCCCAGACAAGCACGCGAACCCTGCTCGATGGCGTGTTCCCCATGACAGGCGTCAGGCCGAGCGCCTACGAGAATTGCAGTGTTGGGGCACGTCGAATTTCATCGACATATTCTTGTTCGAACGTGCCGACGAGCTGGCCATGGCGCGGATCGTCCCTGAGCAGGCCATCGACCCGGCATGCGACGATGCGCGTGCGGCCCGGCTGATACGCGGGCATGACCCGGCCCCACTGCTTGCGCTTGTCGAGCGTCTTGCCTCAGGGGCAGGTCAGGAGCCAGTTGCGCGGGATGCCGAGCATCTCGCTCAGCTGCTCGCGCATTCATCCCGATTGGTACGCGGGATCATTCAGGATCGCCTCGCCGAATTGCGAGCCGCCAATGTGACCGCCGACCCGCTTCTCGACGTGCATGCCGAGTTCCAGACCGTTCTCTATGCCCATCCCGAGGCCGGCGGCTACCCGGCACAGGATTTCGACACGCTGTTTTCCTCGGCTTTCGCTCAGACCCTGGCCTTCGGGTTGCTGCTTGTCCGCGAGGGAAGCGGACGCCCCGTCGATGCAACCGCTTATCAGCACATGCCCGCCGAGCATCCGTTGATGCGCACGGCGCTACGAGTGCTGACCCAGGCGGAAATCCTCGATGTCGTCGGCATCGGCTTCACAGTGTTGCTCGACACTGTGAACAGCTTCGCCCCGGCAATCCTTGCGATCCGTCCCGGTCGGCCTGACCCGATCCTGTACTTCTACGAAGACTTCCTGTCGGTCTTCGATCCTGCGGCGCGCGAACGCCATGGCGTCTACTTCACACCTGTCGAGGTCGTGCGCTTCATGGCCGGCGCGTTAAACCGCGCGGCGCGGGCCAATCTCGGTCTGAATGGGCTGCGCGACCCGAACCTCACGATACTCGATCCCGCCACGGGCACGGGCACGTTCCTGCTCGGCGTGGCAGAGCGGGTCCGTGATGAGGCCGCAGCAGCTGGCGGGCGCGGCCGAGCCGATCTCGAACTGCGCGATCTTGCGGGGCGGATGTTCGGGCTGGAACTGCTCGTCGGGCCCTATGCGGTGGCGCACTACCGCCTTCACCACACCCTCCGTGATCCGGCGGGTCCGGGTCCGCGGCCGGCGCTGCCGCGACTGGGAGTTTACCTTGCCGACACGCTGGCAGAGCCTGGGGCAGCGGCGCCGCTGGGACGGCTGGGCTTCGTATCGGCCGGCATCACGGAAGAGCGCCGCGCGGCCGACCACATCAAGGCGCAGCAGCCGATTCTCGCAATCATCGGCAACCCTCCCTACCGGCGGTTGGAGGAGGGCGAGGACCGGACGCTTGTCGGCCAATGGATGAACGCGCTCTGGGATGACCTGAAGCGCCCGGTGCGCGATGCCGGACAGGGCAACCAGCTCAACACCTTTCCCGAACTGTCCGTCGCCTTCTGGCGCTGGGCCATGTGGAAGATTTTCGAGGCCGAAGGCGCCCCCCAGCGCGGCGTGGTCGCCTATATCTCCAATCGAAAGTTCCTGACCGGATGGCCTTATGCCGGGTTGAGGCAACTGATGCGCAACCGCTTCGACCGGATCGAGATCATCGACTTGCGCGGCGACCTGCGGCGCGGCCCGAGGGCGGGTATCGACCGCGATATGGGGGTCTTCGACATTCAGGTCGGAACGGCCATCACCATTGCCATCGCAGACGGATCGCGCGCCGGGCAGCCGGCGGAAATCCACTATCTCGACTCCTGGACGGAAGGTCACTTCTCGCGCAGGGCGAAGCTCGATTGGCTCGCGGCCGGTGCTGACGTGGGAACGCTCCCCAACGCAATCCCGGTTGTCAGAGAGCCGCTTGACGATTTCCGGCCGAGACCATTCGGTAACGGAGAATGGCCGAGCCTCAGGGAGTGCTTCGGATTCGCGGGAAGCGGCGTGCAGACGAAGAGAGACCAACTGGTCTACGATGTCAGCGTCGCCGCGTTGACCAGTAAGCTGCAAGACTTCTTTGCAGCTCCCATTGCGGAAGCGCGCGAGAGATTCAACGAGGTTGGCGCTCGCACAGTAGCGGCGGCACGCGCCATACCCTTCGACCCGGCACTGATCCAACCCGCAGCATATCGGCCGTTCGACGTTCGCTTCCATTACCGGCACGCCACCTACAACGACCGCCTCCGCCCGGACCTTCAGCGGGTATGGGGCGCGCAGAACGTCGGCCTCTACGCGCTGCCGGGCGGAACCGGCGCAGGCCCTGCCGTCTGGTGCCACGGGCTGCTGCCCGACTATCACGCGTTCCGCGGCAGCTATGGCGGCTATGCCTTTCCCCTGCACGACCGGCGGCCGGCTTCCGCAGGCCCCAACGTCTCGGGCGCGCTGCTCGCGGGCCTGGCGGGCGCCTACGGCGTGGCCGTCACGGCCGAGGAAGTATTCGACGCGATACTCTGCCTGCTCTCCGCGCAAAGCTACACCTTGCGGTTCGCGGAGGACCTGGAGGACGTCTTCCCTCATGTTCCCTTCCCGGCCGACCACGCGGTGTTCGTGAGAGCCGCCCAACTCGGCGCCAGGATTCGGGCCGTCCACACGTTCGATCCTGCCCATCCTCCGGGTCGTCTCGCGGATCCGGACTTCGTTCGCCTCTCCACTGCGCCGACGCCGGGTGCCGGTCTCGAACCGTCCGATGCCGAAGGCGACCGACTGACCCTCTGTGCCGACGGATCGGGTCACGTCGACGGGCTTCCAGCCGCGCTCTGGTCCTTCGAGGTCAGCGGCTATCCCGTTCTGGAGCGTTGGCTGGAAGGCCGCGCCAACCAGCCCGTCGACTTGGCCTTGTTCGACGCGTTCCGCGATGTTTGTGCCCGAATAGTCGAGCATATTGATCTCGCCGCACAGGCAGATACTATACTTGGTGAAGCGCTTGGCGCGACGTTGAATCGGGATGCCCTCGGGATCCCCGCCACATGAAGGACCGCACCGCATGACGCTTGATGCTCAGGGCAGCCTTTTCGGAGATGGCGGCATGGCAGCGCCAGCCCGGACATCCGCACCCGACCCGCAAGCGATCCGCGGTCGGCTTGGCCGGCTCCTTGATACCCTGCGGGAATCCGAGAGCATGCCACTCTCCGACAAGGATATGCGGATGTGGCAGACGGTCGTGCCGAACATGACGCGCTGGCTTCCGGATGACGAGGCCGATGCGATCAAGTCCGAGTTCGCCAACGAGATGGAGCGTCTCGGCGCAAGCGCCTGATCGCGGAGGGACATCCCGCCGACGGTACCAGCCGCTTCGACGGCTACGAAACATTCTCAAACTCTCTGAATAGGCATCCGACTGCCGCCGCGAGAAAATCGGCGGCATGCGGACCCTCCTCCATCGCCTTCTCGGCATCGCGCGCGCTCGCGGCTTCGACGTTGCGGGTGGCGGGCGGCGTTGGGAGGGGGCGCGGACGGTCGACGGGCTGAACGCTGCGATCCTGGCGGGCGCGACCACGGCGGCGCGGCGGGCCGGGTGGTATGCGCGGAACAACCCGTGGGTCGCGGCGGCGGTGGACAGCCTGGTCGGCAATGTCGTCGGCGCCGGGATCAAGCCGCAGTCCACCCACCCCGACCGGGCCGTGCGCGAACGGCTGCAGGCGCTCTGGCTGCGCTGGACAGATCACGCCGCCCCGGATGGGCTTGCGGATTTCTACGGGCTGCAGGCCATGGCCGTGCGCGCGATGGTCGAGAGCGGCGAGAGCTTCGCCCGGCTGCGTGTTGCCAGCGACGCCGCCAGCATTCCCCTCCACCTCGAGCTTCTGGATCGCGAGCAGGTTCCCATGGACCTGCACCGCGAGATCGGCGGCGGGGCGCGGATCCGGGCGGGCATCGAGTTCGATGCCGCCGGCCGCCGGGTCGCCTACCGGGTCTTGTCCTCCCGCCCGGGCGATCCGCTTGGGTCTCTCCGCATGGACCCGATCCGCGTCCCCGCCGCCGATTGTCTGCACCTGTTCAAACCACTCGCCGCCGGCCAGCTGCGCGGGATCACCTGGCTCGCGCCGGTGCTGCTGCGGCTGCACGAGCTCGACCAGTTCGAGGATGCCGCGCTCGTGAAGGCCAAGGTTGCGGCGCTGTTCACCGGCTTCATCACCGATCCCGACGGCACGGCGGGCGGGCTTTCCGGCACCAACACCGGCGGCGCGCTGACCGTGGGCATGGAGCCCGGCAGCCTGATCCCGCTGCCGCCCGGCACCGACATCCGGTTTTCCAACCCGACCGAGCACGACGCCTACGCACCCTTCGTGAAGAACCACCTCCGCGCCGTCGCGGCGGGGATGGGGCTGCCCTACGAGTTGGTCTCGGGCGACCTGGAAGGCGTCACCTATTCCTCGATCCGCGCCGGGCTCATCGAGTTTCGCCGCCGCGTCGAGCAACTGCAGCACAACGTGGTGGTGCACCTGTTCTGCCGTCCGGTCTGGGAGCGGTTCGTGCACCTCGCGGTGCTGACCGGCGAGCTGCCCGCGCGGGACTTCGACCGGAACCCCGACGCCTATCTCGGCTGCGAATGGCTGCCGCCGAAGTTCGACTACGTCGATCCGATGAAGGATGTGCAGGCCGAGATCATGGCGATCGGCGCGGGGCTCAAGAGCCGGTCCCAGGCGATCTCCGAGCGCGGCTACGACGCCGAACAGGTGGATGTCGAGATCGCCGCTGACCGCGAACGCGCCGAAGGCCTCGGACTGAGCTTTGGCCAGACGGCGGTTCCGCAGCAGAAGGAGGCCGTCGATGGCTGACACCGAGATCGCGTTCCCCACCGACATTGCACAGCCGGGCCGGTCGGCAGAAACCGTCCAGGACGGGAACGGTTTCCTCACCCGCCGCGCAACGCTGGCGCCCGCCACCGCCGATCCCGAGGCCCGTACCGTCGAGGTGGTCTGGTCCACCGGCGCGCCCGTGCGCCGCCGCGACATGGCGGGTCCATACATCGAGCGGCTGAGCCTCGCGCCCGAGGCCGTGGACCTGTCGCGCCTCGAAGGGGCCAGCGTCCTCGATGCGCATCGGCAAACCGCGGTGCGCGATGTGCTGGGCTCCGTCCGCAGCGCCAGCGTCGACGGCAAGCGAGGCACGGCGCTGATCCAGTTCTCGGCCCGGCCCGAGGTGGAGCCGGTCTGGCAGGACGTGCTGGCGGGAATACTGCGCCATGTCTCGGTCGGCTACTCCGTCGAGGAGTGGGCCGAGACCACCGAGAACGGCGCGCGCGTGCTGACCGCCGTGCGCTGGACACCCCACGAGATTTCCCTGGTGCCGACGCCCGCCGACCCCGGTGCCCACATTCGCATGGAGACAGAGATGACCGACACGACCACCACCGCGGCCCCGCCCGAGGCGCCGACCACCGAGACCCGCGCCGAGGCGAACGCGGAGATCCGCTCCATCGCCCGCATCGCAGGGCTCGACCAGTCCTGGATCGACGGCCAGATCGACGGAGGCGC